ATAAATCGCTGCCTTCTCATCAACCGTATGTGTCATTGATACTTCTTGTGGATTATAGCGATACGGAATGTTATACATCAATCCATTACCGTAAGGAGAATAATTATCAACTGATAAGAAAGAAATACCTGGTGCACTGACAGTTTCGGCACGCACTAATATTTCTTGTCCATCGCCTCCCGGCGGATTGACAAGTACTTCGTAACGATTAGCCGGTAGACTATCTTTTACTCTTCCTTTCCATGCGGGTATTGAAAATGGCATTTTTAATTTCTCTGAATAAATTGTTTAGAATCTCGCCAGACTACGCTAGCTTGTTTCTTTCTGAATCTTTGTGTAGGTAACATTAATGCTATATCCCATTCTTCGTATGGTACCCAAAGAAATCGTGATCTAACTTGTGAATTTAGATAGCGTTTAACGGTAGGCCTAAAGTATTTATATCTCGCCAGAGAATTCAATAAACCATAATTTAAACGTAGCTTCTTAGACTCACGTAAAGCATCATTTCTTTCTATCTGATATAGTCTATCCATTAATCTTGCACGAAAAACTGGAGGCAGATAATGCAGATTCATGCCAAGAAAACCATCGCTATATTTTTCTAATACAAATATCAACGGAAATATGTCGTAATATGGTAATGTAGCTTTGCCCTTCGGATCGTATTGAAACATATACATGCGACCGATATCAGTTTCAACCATTTTATTATATGTACGGTCACGATTGCGCAGCTCCCGTTTCATATTGACAGATTTTATTGATTGCGCTTTATCACGATACCAATCACGTGACTCTTCTGCGTCTATATCTGATCCAAGTTGTACTTTGCCTTCGTCAGCAATTTTTTGAAATATATACGTAGCCATTAAAATTTAAGTCCTAATTCTTTTTCGGTGATGATCGTGAATTCCCATCCTCTATCAGCACAATAACTTCGTGCTGCTTTCCATTTAGAAGAATTTACACCCCATGTCTTCACCTCGTATAAATACCTCTTAGTAAGATTTTTTTGCGGAGTTGGCTCTACGGTTTCCTTAAATGGTTTAATCTCCACTACAACCGTATCTAGTTTTCCCTCGCGATTAATCTTCTTAATCCAAAAATCCGGAAAGTAACGATGTACTCTTCCATCGATAGGTGAACGATACGGAATGATTAGCTCTTCACTCGCCCATTCCTTTATTCCGCTATTATCATCGAGGTAGCGCATGAAATATAGTTCCCATCTACTTCGATAAATAATGTTAGTAGGATCTCCACGATACTTACTCGGATTTTTAGGTTTAAAGACACCTTTATAAGTCTTCGCCATATACATATTTATAGGAATAATCATGGCAGAAAAAACTACAATCGATTCGGTTGGTCCGATAGCAGCTCAATTGAAGAACGAGCTATCTTCTCTCGAAAAGACACAGATCGCAGGAATTAGAAATTTAGGTAGTATTAGTACACGACCAGGTGTGTTGAATGGTAGTGTAGCTAACTCTATTACTAATCTAAATAACCATCAAAAATCTGCTATGGAGTTAGGCGCTAACGTAGCTGCTAAACTCGAAAGAGCAGGAGCATTTAGTAAAGGTGCCGAGAAAATATTGACAACAGCTGTATCATCGACTGTCACTGATAAAATTACTTTGCCTCAAAAGTTTCCTAAAAATCCAATTGATATGGGTAGATTAGATAATCGACTTCCAAGTTTTAAGAAAAAAAGTCCTTATGAAAAAATCGCTGATAAAAAGAAAACCCTTGTAGGAGATGCAGATTTAAACTATGGTGGTTATAGTTTCCCACCAGATTTAGACAGCAATGCTGCTTCTTATATAGAATTATGGTTTTGGGAATATGATAGGCCGTCGCCTACAGCGTCAGGTACAATAAGTCCAGGTTTGAAAGTATGGTTACCAATTCCAGAAAACTTTACTATCAATCATGAAGTCAAATATCAAGAACGAGATACAGGAATTCTCGGAGATTTAATGCAATCCGATGGAGCTCAAAATTCTGGATATGCCGGTGAGGGCTTAAGCGGTTTGCAAGCGAAAGCAAACGAATTGATGGAAAGAATGGCAAAAGCTACCGGCGAAGAAGCCTCGCAAGCATTAGCTGAAGTTTCAAAGCGTGCAGCTTTTGCTGCATTGAACTCTTCAGATGAAGTACTAGGAGGTTTAGCTGGCCGGATTACTGGCGAGATTCCAAACCCACACCCAACAGTATTCTTCAAAGGTTTGGAATTACGTCAATTTACTTGGACTTGGAAATTAGTACCACGATCAGCTGATGAAGCGGCTACGTTAAAAGATATAATTATTCAAATGAAGAAACGTATATTGCCGAAAAAAGACGGCAGCTTCTTAAAATACCCAAATGTATTACAACCATCAGTAAAACCGAATGAAAGTCTTTATGGTAAATTTATGAAATCTGCTGTTAAAACATTTTCGGTTAATTATACCGCTGAAGGCACATCTGCTTTCTTTGTAGATGGCGCGCCTGTAGCAATCAATCTTATTCTCACATTCCAAGAAATGGAGAATATGACTTCAGAGGATGTATAATGACAGATAGAACTCAATACTTTCGTAAATTTCCTATTACAATTTATAATGATATTCCTTCGCTCAATATTTTGCGACGCGTCGATTTTAATAAAAATGTCAAGAATTTCTTATCGGCATTTTATACATTTGAAATGCCTGAAGGAACGAGACCAGAGACATTAGCATTTGATTATTATGACGATGTAGATCTTGATTGGTTGATCTATATGACAAATGATGTCGTAGATCCATATTTTGATATGCCTTTGAATCAAGATGATTTTACAGCAAATATCAAGAAAAAATATGGATCAGAGGAAAACGCTCGTAAGAAAGTATTCGTTTATAGAAATAATTATAGAGGCGATGATCAAATTATTGCGCAGGGAGTATATGATTCGTTAGTCGGTGAACGTAAAAAATATTGGGAACCAATTTTCAATCAATTAGGTATTATTGGTTATCAACGAACTAAGACAGAAATGTATGCGTCTACAAATCGAATTATTTCTTATAGCTACAGTTCCACAGTGTCGACACCGTTTACGAAAGGAGAGATAGTAAGATTTACTTCTGGTTCATCGAGTGGTATTGCTACGGTCGCAACATCTGATACAACATATATTACTTTACAACATATCACTGGAGATTGGAGTGAGATGACATCAAACTTCGATGTAACTGGAGATACTTCTGGAGTAACTATCAATTTTGATTACGAAACATATACCCTGATCAAAGATGTAATTCCGTCTGTTGAGCAAGTTTATTTTTCTCCATATTATTATTATGATTATGAGTTTGAATTAAACGAACAAAAACGCAATGTCTATCTCGTAGATAGTGACTATGCAAACAGAGTAAATAAGCAATTAGATGACTTGCTGAAATAGGTGAAAGATGCAGAAAGATGCTTCTCATGTTGATATAGTCGGAGACGAAATCACTCTTAAAACATTTAGTGGTGGTAAAAAGCTGAATATTAAGAACCTCGTCAAAAGCTTCGATATCTACGAATCATTAGACAACTATACGATTGCAGCTGATTTCTATATCGCTGAAGGTATAGAACTAATGAATGAATTCCCATTGGGTGGTGAAGAAACTATCGAGTTAACTATTCAGACACCGACTCGCAAAGCTCTGACATATAAGTTTTTCGTAGAAAGTATTCAAGGTTTGACAACAAATGATATGTCAAACTTACGTCAATATAAATTACGTTGTGTGACGAAAGACTATTTAAAAAATAGTTATATGGTAATGACGCGTCGATATAGAGACATGCTTTATCATGATGCGCTGAATGAAGTGATCACGCAAGATCTCGGCGCTGAGATTCCACTGATCACAAAAGAATCTACGAAAGGTAAGTTTGATTATGCCTGTAATATGGTCCGACCATTTCAGGTAGTTAATCTGATTAAAGAAAGGGCAGTATCTGCTGAAGGAAATAAATCATCGGTATTTGTTTTCTATCAAGATTACGAAGGCTATCATTTTCAGACGATAGAAAAGTTGATTATTGATCGTAAACCAGGTGCATCAGAAAAAGAATTCTTCTATGACACATCTAATAGAAATTCACCTTTTGAGAAAGTAGTTAACTATCGAAATATCTTGTCATATGAAACTACAGGCCAAGGTTCATCGATTAAGAAAGTAGTTGCTGGCGCTATGCGCAATCAGTTTAGAGAGTTTGATATTCATCGTGGTTCATATTGGTTGATGAATGAATATAATAATCTCGGCGATCATGCTATATTTAAGAAGACAGATGACTCGTTTGATTTTAATAGTGCAGAATATAACAGTTTTACGATGGCAATGCCAGGTGTCACACGTATGGCAGTGAAAGATGGCACTCGCCCTGAAATGGAACATAATAAGAATCTACATTATCAACGGCCATTCCATGAGAGAATCACGCAGTACACTGTACGTATTAGAACTTATGGTGATACGAATATGCGAGTTGGTGATGTCATTAAAGTCAATTTTCCTGAGATTTCTGGTTTGACTCGCGAGCCACAACAGAATAAGATATTCTCTGAAAATTATATCGTAACAAATTTAAAACATCGTTGTGATCAGACACGCAATAATGTGTTCGAACACTTCTTAGTAATGGATATAGCG